GGAGACTAAAAAGCCAGCGCCTATTAATATTGGATTTGCGGTTATTGCTCCAGCAGCAGTTAAACCTATTTGAGGTATTTGTTCACCTACAAGCATAGCAACATCTTCTAAACTTATATTTCCATCTTCTAAATCAGCTTGATTAAAATAAGATAACTCTTTTTGTTCTTCAGATATACTTTCTACACTTTTAGCTATTTCTTCAGAGTTTTCTTTCATTATGTCACCAAGTTCTGACATTCTTTCTTTGACATCTGCTTCTTTTATTTCGCCTCTACTTATTTTACCTTGAAGCTCTAACAACTCTTCGTTAGCGTTTTGATATTGTTCTTGATCCCATCCAACTAAAGCTTCTTCACCCATCAACATTATTTGTTTACCACCTTTAGCTATACCTTCTAACATTGTTAAGCTCAATGAAGTTGGAAGCGGAATATATGGAGAGTCAAAGCTTCTAAGTACGTCTAAAGCATTTAAAAATTTGTTATTATACCTTCCAAACTCTTTATTTTTAGCAGTAACCGCTGTAGAGGAAGCTTGTAATAAATCTTGTAAGTTTTTTTGAAAATTTTCGTCTTTTAATAATGGATCTAATATATATTTGTCTTTTATAGCTTTTACTTTCTCTTGGTATTGTTTTAAACTTTCAGGAGATACAGAGGACATATCTGTATTTTCTTCTAATTCTTTTAACTCTTTATCTATAATTTCTTTGTTTTTATCAACCTGAATATTTCTTAATATATTTAAATATTCATTATCTTCAAACACAGCTTTATAAGCTGCTTGCTCAACTTGCTTATTAAACTCTTGTTCACTAAGCCCATCTAAATTTTTAGGTAAAAATTTATCAACAGCTTCAATGGCTTCTTTGCTAGGTGTTATTGTAGGTTTTCCATTACCATCATATACTATATCAGCGTATCTAGGCTTTTCTAAAAGTCCTAAAACTCTTTCTCTTTCTTCTTTTGGTTTGTCTTTTAAATAAGAATAATCACCTTTTGCGTTTATTATATCACTAGAGACTTGTTTGAAATTAACAATTTTATCACTAAAATTAACATCTTCTGCAGTTGCTAAATTATCTTTATTTATTTTATTATATTCCTCTATACCTTTAGATAAATTTTCAGGAGCTTCTAAATTAGAAGTAATTTTTTCTTCTAATTGTATGCTAGGTATTGAAAAAGAAGTTTGATCTGAAGATATAATTATTTCACTAGGTGGCGGAAATTTTTGTCCATCCAAAGAAATATCTTCCGAAACTAATTCCGTATCTTCCACTGCTGGAGTCTCCGCCATTGCAGGTGCAGTTTCCTCTGCAACGACTTCCGGCTTTTTTGATTTATAACTTTGTATTACTAAAGCTATATTCTCTTCGCTTTCACCAGCGTTGATCATGTTTTGAACTATTCTTTCTAATTCCTCGTTCATTATTTAGAATATTTTTCTATTAAAGCCTGTGCGGTAGCTAATTGGCTGTTGCTTGTGTTATCATCTTTATATTCCACAAGTTTTATAAAATCATCATAATCTGATCTATCATTTAATCTAAATTCTTCAATTACTCCATCATTAACTTCTACACTAATAGCATCAACTCCAGGAGTAGCTTCTTTAAAAGTAACATCAGGATATAGTTTTTCTAATTTTTCAACAACATCGGTTTCATTACCATTAAATTCATCAAAACTTATTAAAGGATCTACATCAAAAGATTCTTCTCCAACTATAAAATCACCTGTTTTTTCATTAATATATGTTTCAATTTTAGCTACATTGTAGTTTCTCGGCGTTTGCTTTAATAGTTTACGCTCAAGTTTTTCAATATCTTTCCTGTTATTCAAATTAAAAGTCTGATTAAAAGCATCACCAGTAGGTTTTCCACTTTTATCTAAATCTTGAGTTACAAAAGTAATCTTATTACCATCACGAGTTATTTTTCTAATATTCCTACCATCTAAATCAGTTCCTATATACGGGTCTTCACTCCCTTGTTTGCCTTCTTTTAAATCTTTTAAATTATTTATAAGTTTGTCTCCAAAACTTTTTTCTTCAGCTTTTATAGTTTCTGAAGTAGATTTTTGTTTCTGAGCTCGTTGTTTTCTTCTTTCAGGAATTGTAACTTCATCTGTAGCTACACCTACCGTCGTTAAATCTGGTAATCCTTTTCTTTTTCTAATTCTATTAATTTGAAAGTTAATATATGCTTCTTTTTGTTTATCGTTGTTTTCATCAAATACCCCAAGGTTTAACTTAACATCATTAGGAAGCCTTTGATAATTAGTTCTATTAAAGCTATCAACTAAGTTTTTGTCATTTTTAAGCGCATTTAATAAAAAAGCATTAGCATCTTCCATGCTTTTTATTTCTGTTTGTGTAATTTTTTCGCCGTTTAATGTTTTATTCTTAATTGTCTGCTCTAAATTTTTATAATTATCAGCATAGTTGTCAAATATTAAATCAAGTTTTTCAGTGTCATCTTCTAAGTAATTTAAAAATGGTTGTTTTTCGTTTAAATAAGCCCTACTATTTACTATAAAATCTTCACCATCTTCATCTTTCATTTTAAACACCCAAACGCCATTTACTAATTCTGGTTTTATATTAGAACCACCTTTATTATAGTCTCTTATAAAATCAATTCTATTAGTATCTTGAGCTAATAAAGCTGCTCCAACTTGATCTAATTCTAATGACTCAGAATCTTCAAATTTTTGACCTTCACTATTAAAAGCTGCTAAAAATAAACCAGCTTCTTTAGCTGCAACTTCTAACTCTCTTTTAGCTTTTAAGTAAGCAGAATTATCTTTACCAATGGAATCTACACCTAATCTATAAACTTCTTCGTATTTATCTTGTAGAGTTGATTTAACTTGATCATCTATAGTTATTTCAGCATATTCAGGAAATTCATTAACACTAGATGATAAACCTAATAAATCTTCATTAAGTTTATTCTGAAGTTTAATCCTATTTTTCTCTTCATTTTCTCTTAGCTCAGCTTGTTTAGCTAAAGACTTTTCAATATCTTCAATGCCTTTGGTAAATTCACCAACGCTTGTATCTATTACCCTTCCTGGGTTGTAATATGTTCCTGCCATAATTTATTATTTAACTATAAGGTTTTGATCTTGGTGGGTTATAACCGCCGTCTCCACCACCAAAAACAGATCCAAGATCTTCAGTGGTTGCTAAAGTACCTAAAGCACTTGTAAAAGCGCCCAAACCTTGTCCCCTTGATGCCATTTGTTGTGCTTGTGCATTTTCTAGTAAAGCTTGAGCCCTGTTTAATTGCCCCATTTCTCTTGCTTCTTGCTGTCCAAAAACAAACTGTTTACCTGCAGCTTCCATTCTTTGCGCTTGTAATTCTCCTTGAGCTCTTAATTTTTCATTGTTTGCTTCTTGTGTTTCTAAAGTAGCAGAAACCCCTTGTTTAGATTTTAAAGCTGCTTGAGCTAAAGCAGTTGCTCCACCTGCTCCAGTTTGTCTTAAATTATCCAATGTGGTTGCTAAAGCTAAATCTGCTTGTTCTGCTTGCATTTCAGCTGCTTGTGTAGCAACACTTAAATTAGCATAAGGATTTGTTATATTTGCATATGGATTTATAATAGCTTGTCTAGATTCTTCTAAATTTTTTATTATTGTTTTTTGATCTTCAGCATCTCCTTTTGCTTTATTAGCTTGGAACGACGCAAACATGCCGGCTAACGCTTTAGTACCTGCTATTGCTAACCCTATTTCTGATTCTGTCATATTTTAAATTTTAATAAGATGATAATACGTAATTTGATGATACGCTAAATAATTCTTTTGGTCCACCTAATTGAGTGGTATTGTCTGTAGATATTTTTACAGTAGCAAAATAACCTTTTATTCCTGACATAGCATTTCCAAATATAACTTCACCTGCTCTTACTGTGCTATTGCTAACTAAGTTAGCTACATACCTGTTTTCTTTTCTATTAAAACCAGCTCTTAAAGGTATACCGTTTTCAGTATATAAACCTTCATCATAACTTTTAACAGAGTTTGTAACATCTTGATTTTCTATATAATTACTATTAACTAAATCAAATCCTTGAAAGTCAGATTTATAAGAATCTATTTGCCAACCGTTACTTCCTTCATAAGAAACTGTATTAAAGTTTTTTGTTACAGACACAATAGGGTTAAATATGAAAGTTATATTTGAGTTGCTTCTAACTCCGTAAAATAGTCCAGCGTTATTTGCAGTTGTATTGTCATAATGCTCATAAATATCAGATCCAAAAAAGCTATAATATTTATTTTTTAAACTAGCCATAAATTTAGGCTCGTAAGTGTAAAAACTTACCCAACCATTTATTGCATCTTCAAAAGCAACTGTATTAAAAACGTCAGTACCATTTGGAACTACATCTTTATCTTGAGTAGATACAACATAGTTTTGATTGTGCACATCATAACCAGCTACAATCCTGTCTTTAATATATTTAGTAAAAGTTATATTACCGGCTATAGGTGCGCCAGGGCTTCTGTCTAAGTATATGTTATTTTCATCAAACACGCCAACAACATTTGCTATTATACTTCCAGTAGACTGTGGTATAGTAACTTGCATGCCTTTTTCTATAAAATTAACATTAGAACCAGTTACATTTATTTTAAAAGGTGCTATTGTTTGAGCAGTATTAAAAACACACGTAAAAGTAAACTCTTTAAATTGATCTTCTATTTTACTAAATTCATCTCTAAAATAATCTGACATGCCATATTGAGATATTGGTGTCATACCGTCTCTTGACAACCTCATTACAGCATTCCTATATTTATCTACAAAATATCTTCTATATCCATAAACAGCAAATGTTTCTGGGTTTTTACTTATTCCATACTCACCTACATAAGGTGTTATCTGACCAATGACATTGTCTGTAGAAGTTAACGCAGACTCTCCTTCAGCTGAATAAATAGCATCTTTATCTATTAAAGCCCTACTTACTTTATTTTCTTGGAATATAGCTAAATTACTATCTAAAGCATTTAGTTTTTGTATAGAACCATACATTGGATCAACTGCTTTTGTTATTTGTTCACCAACTGAAAACACATTAGTATCGTTAACATTAGTTATAGAGTTGTACAGCCCAGAGTAAATCAAAGCATTTAGTCTTCTTACTTGCTCATTAGTATCTTCTATTAAATAAGCTCTAACGCCGTAGCCACCATTAACGTTGTTAAAACCACCAGTAATTCTAGCTTCTTCAATAATCCAGTTTCTATCGTTATCGTTAAGTGTTGTTATAGGTTTTGTTCTTCCTAAAGGTGAGCTAGCAGAAGTAGGATATAAAGGATAGTTTTGAGGGTTACTAGGTAGCCCAGGGAAAACAGGTTGATATGCAGCTTCCCCAGTACCAGTAGTATTATTTATATTCTTTTTTAACACAAAAGCGTTGAAAAACTTTATTTTAGCCATAATATACTATCACTTGTTATTGAGTAATTATTACATCAAATTGACTAGACAGGCTACTTAAACCTGTACCATTAGCGTCAACTAGTTTTAACTTATATGATCCATCAACTGCTAAATTGCTTGCTATAATTGTTCTATCTTGATTAGACCCGGTGTTAGGCACTACGTATATTTCTGGATACAAAGCTTCGGTAGTTGCGTCTACAACTGCTAAAAACAATTGCTCTTTATTTCTACTAGTGTCAATTGAACCGTTTAAAAAACTATCACCTGTCATGGTAAATAAATTACCTATAGGTTTTGTAACAACAGTAGGTGGATTACTATTAAATATAGGTGCTATATCCAGTAACTGGCAATTGCTTATTCTTATAGGAGCATTAGTGTATAAAGGGGTTGGTGAAGCAGAAGTATCAGTAGCTAGTAAATTAAATGTGTAGTTTTCGTTTACGTTAGCATTTGAGTTAAACACAAATAAAGCGTTTGTTTGTATTTTATACTTAGTTACACTTCCAGTGTTATCCGTTAATATTTGAAACTCTGCAGATCTATCAGCACCAGTTCCATCGGTTACTAAATCTATTGCTAAAGTAGAATTTGTTGTAAGTTTAACTCCAGCAGCATCTACTAATTCAAAGAACAATGTAGCATCTGCACCACTAGCGGTGGCTTCTGTATGTATATATTGTACATTTTGCCCTAATGAAGTATTATTGCCAGCTGAATCTTCAATTCCTTTAGGAACAAGATTGACTACTTCATTATTAAAATCAGATATTAAACCTGAACTTGAACTTTCCCAAAAAATATCTAAAACAGATTTAGTAGGTCTTGTTTCAAAAACCCCTAAATCTTGCCATGCTCGTTCAATAGTTGATTTATCTGTATACGTTGGGGTTGATCCAATTTTAAAACCAACAGTCTCTATAACTGCAATAAAAGGATTTGCTTGCGCATCAAAAAGTATATCATGAAAGTTAAATTTAAAATCTGCAGCAGCGCTACCACTAACAAAATACGGATACCAAGGTGTAGGATTTTGCGTTGTACTATCAGCAGCATCGTTAATTCCACCTGGATACAATTCACCTTTAGTAGTTGTCCATCTTCCTAAGTCTCTAAAAGACTGAATAGAAGCAACTTTAGATCCTTGAGCCCCAATAGAAGATTGTGTATTATAAGAAACGCTAGAAGTGCTATTATAAATAGGATTTACTCTATTAAACAATAAAGTTTCACTGCCAAAAGTATCTTGATTACCACTAATAGTATTTAACTCTCTTGGAACTTTATTTATATTGTCTCCACTTAAAGTTAATGTAGATAATTTATTAGTTGAAATGAAAGATGGCAAAAATTCAGAGTTACCTGCCCCGTTAGCCACGGGAAAATCAGTGTTGTTTTCAGTGTAACCAATAGTATCCCAATATATTTCCCCAGCTAAAGCGCCAGGTGTGTAAACATTATAGTAATCTTGATCCTGTTGTTTTACAACAATTCTATAACTATAATACCCTAATGGATTTGTTTCTGAATATAAACCTGGATAACCTTTCTTAGATAGTGTTAAAGGAACTTCAGATCTTAAAGTTAAATCTAAATAATTACCAGTAAAGTTAACACTGTTAGCTCCAAAGTTTTCATATGAAGTATATATAGTAGAATTTTTACTACCTGCAGTTACATTATTTTCATCATTTAATAATACGTTTGAAGCCCTACCATATCTATCGACTAACACTATACCAACTTGATAACTTCTGTTTTGCTTTAAAGTATGTAAAGGAAACTCATTGCTTAAATTCCTATTTGCTTGATCTTGATCACTGCTTCCAGACGGGTAAGTTTTTTGATTATAATTTAAATCATAATGCAAGTTATCTGGAGAACTATGTTTATCTAAAAAATTACCATAAACAACTCTATTAGAAACTACTTCTTGCGTTAATGCTCTTATAGGGACTTTATCAAATACCCTTATTAATTCTGCTTCAGGAAGCACTTTAAAAGGCTTAGATGATAAATAGTTATATTGATACTTATTGGTCGCTCCTAAAGCTGTTAAAACGCTTACTGGCACATCTTCTATAACTCTAACTGCTAATTCATCAGAGTTTTTTACTAATATTTGTAGTTCTGATATTTTTAAATTATTTTTTATATTAGATCCTAAGTCTGGTAGTGTTAAGTTTAATTTAACTTGGTCAACTCTATTTTCCATAAAGCTAACATTACCACTTTCTAAAGTTATTTGCTCATCGTCATTTATAAAATAGCCGAATTGTTGTGGAACAAAAGCAGATTGTGTAAACGGAGCTATTAAAGAATACTCATCATCTTCATATTTAAATCTATAGCTAAATTTAGCAAACTCATTTTTTAGTAAATTAGTGTCTCCTTTATAACTACTATTATATTCTGGATTTGCTCTTTGTATCATAACCTTAACAGTTATGCCGTCTGTATACTGATTTATAGCTGAAGTTGCTGTAGCGGTCAAAGTAGTCACGCTTGTTACAATATACTCGTCTTCATCATTTACAGTAATTTTATCTCCAATAACACCAGTTGCTTGAGCTTTTAAATCAGGGTTGTTGGCATCTTGAGTTATTGTAGAATAAGCAGGGCTTGAAAATGTAAACAAACCCGTAGCTCTAGTATACACAGCTGTAGTAATAATATGAGCAGGCAAGTATTCTTCTGAATTTGAAATTAAAGTAGGATTATTAGATGCGTCTAAAAAGCTAAAAGCTTCATATGGAGCAAACTTAGAAACAGATACTTGGTCTTCATTAAAATAATAAGGATTATTAGTCCCTGAAAATTCATAGCTGTCGTCAAATGCTCTTTGTATATTTATTTTCCTTGGTTGATTCCTATTATCAGTCCAAAATAATAAATCCTCTAATAGATTTACGTTTAAAATAGGTTGTGTTTTAGAGAAATTAAGAAAATTTCCAGCAACTAAAATCCTATAAGTGTTTGTGTTGACATTGTATTCAGCTATATAACACCCAGCTCCCTTGTAAATAAAAACACCTGGGAAACCACTAGATGTATCTATGTAATCTGCAGGTGCAAAATTGCTTAATTGATTATTAGAACCATCAGTGTAATCAGTTAGAAATAAATATATTTTATCGTTAAATATATCCATATAATAACCTATTACCTCTAGATTAGGCAAAGTTAATTCAGTTGGTCTTATTACAGTGCCATACTTTTCTGTTACTTTTTGTCTTTCTAAAGCGGCTATATCTTCTTTTAAACTTACGTTAACACCTTTTATTATATTACCTAAAACATTTTCAATAGCACCAACGTCTGGTCCTTCTGATCTGCTTATATTGATATTTTGAGCATCTCTATACTCACCATTAGGTAAAAGCCTAGCGTCTAAGTCTTTATTCATTTTAGACTTGAGAAAAGTATTTTTTATTTCAGCCATGTATTAATGTTTAATCCACTTAGATTTACCTCTCATTACTTGTGTAAATTCTTCTAGCTTTATATTACTTAATCTTATTTTAGCGTTTCTTAATTGAGCTCTTCTATCTTTTTTAAACCTTTGAACAATGTATTCTGGTATGTTAATTTTACTAGATAATATACTGTATGCTATATGCATGTATATAGCTTGTTCAGCCATTTTAGGTATTTTGCTATCCATGTCATAAGCAAGACCGTCTGATATATATTCTAGTATTATTAATTCATTTGCTAAGCTACTTGAAAAACTAAATTTACCTTCTCTTTCATCTATAGTAAACCAACCATTTTTTTGAGATATTTCAGGATCTAATCCATATCTTTGCCCATAAGCTATTTTAGCGAAAGAAAGATCATATACATCCGCGTTTTGAAATAATTGATCAGTTAGTTGTCCTGTGATATTTAAATTATCATTTCCAGCCCATCTTTCATTTGTTACAGCTTGTTGAGATTCTAAGTTTTCTCCGTCATTATCTTGCTCTGGTGTTCCGTCTACATTTTGTAATAAAGGTTGTGTTGGGTTACTAGTTAATCTTGTTGGATATATGATGTGTTTAACACCAGATGAATCAACCCAAGACAATTGAACATAATTAACATAGTCTTGAGGAATCGCTAAAGATAAACTTGGTGGAATAGTAAGTTCCTGTGATTTAACAGATTTTAAAGTGTCATAACTAAACTCTTGTAATCCTCTTTTAGCGTGAAATATAACATCAGATCTTTTAACTCTTGGAATTAATTTATCTAAACCAACATAAGCTACCATAAAGTTGTTTACAATATCTGTCAAAGTAATATAAGCATAACTACCATAATTGTCCCAAATGGACTGCTCTAACAACTGTATAACTATCACATCGGTTAAAACCGGGGTAACTATTAAAGTTACTTCGTTTCCAGTGACCTTATAATCTGTAGTCAATGTTAATTCAACGCCGTTTTTTAAAACTTTAAAATTAAGCTTTGGAGAAGTAACCAATGAAGTATTACCCGTCCAAGTGTATAAAGTGTTTACAGAATTAGTAAAAGCTTGCTGACCAGCATAGTATTGAGCGTTAGTTTCGTTTATTAATCCCATTTTTTATCTTTTTGAATTTACTTCTTCTTGAGCTAGCTCTTGTGATGCTGCTTGAATTATTTGTGGATCTCTTATAACTATACCAGAATATTTTAATATTTCTAATACAACTTCAGTTTGTTGACTTTCGCTTATTTCAAAATTAACAGATCCAGTAGTTGGAATAATACCAGCGCCTGTACTAGTAGGTTCATATACATATTGTCCTAATGACCCTACACTATATGCCCAAACTACGTCTAGTGGTTTTCTAATATAGTTAAAAGTAACATCTGTATTAACAAAAATAGTTGGACTTGGAAATACGGTTAATTTGTCTTGTTGATATTTAGCGACAGGAAAGTTATTTGTAGGTTGAGTTAAAGGAGAAAGTTTTACTTTATTGTAATCTCTATTACTTAATATTTCTATTGGAGGTGAATTTGTGCCTTTGTTCCAAGAAGCAGATCCAAATCTATGTAAATCTGTTGGTTGGTCATAAACGTTAGATGTTGGAGGAGTTGTGTTATCTGCAAACTCAGTTTTTTCAAACACTTGAAACTCTTCCATTATATGATCCATCCTAGATGCAAACTCTACATCTGTTTTTGGCATACGTATATATTGATTATAATCCTCAAAAAACTTTTCAAATATCTCTAATTGAACTTGAGTAGCTATTTTATTAAACTCATCGGGTGTTAAATATCCTCTTTGTTCTTTATTCAGAATATTTAAAACTGTGGTATATACCGTATTTACGTTTATTGCCATTTTAATTTTTTTAAAAAAAAAGGGTGGCGATAAAACCACCCTTAATTATAGTCACTTGTTATTTAAATTTTTTCTCTATAGATTTATAAACTTCAAGCCCTTCATCTGTTTTAAACCATGCAGCCATAGCTGAATATGGATTTTCATCAAAAGGTACATTCATTAGCTTTCGACCATTGCTAGCCCAAGTAAATGTTCTTTGATCTTGAGATAAACTTATTATATTAGCTTCTCTTGCTGTAATAGCAAAGTTTCTTAATACAACGTTTTCATCATTTACTAAATCTAAAAATAATTTAGGATTTCTTTTAGCAAATATTAAAACATCTCTTTTTAGCTCTTTAGAGCTTAATTTATTTACTTGAGTTCCTAGTTCAACTCTCATTATAGCTTCTGCTTGATCTACATCTATTCCAACTGCAGCGTTCATTGCTTCCATTTCTAGTTTTAATAAATCATAATCATCTGCAGCTTCTACAACAGCATCGTGTTCTGTAAATAATAAATTAAAATGAGGGTGATGCGCTAAAAATTCTTGTAAATTTCTTTTTTCTTTAGGTACAAATAAATGACCCTTTTCAAATACTACATGAGCTAGAGTAACATTACCTTTTTGTTCATCTACAAATATTGACTTTTGATTTGTAGCGTATCTTAACTCTCTTTCATAACCTTTGTCTTTGTCAAACCAAACACAAGGGTATCTTTTAGAATGCCTACTAATTAAAGTATATGTTAAAGGTTCTTTACCGTGCAGTAAATAATAATTTCTATCTTTATATTCCCAAGTGTCTTTTTTAACCTCTTGCTTGGGAGCAGGTTTTTTCTTTGTCTTTGTTTCCATAATATAATATAATATAATAATTAATAAAGACCCCGCCGAAACGGGATCTTATGTTTAGTATTACTACAGTGTTCCTGCAGCAATTGAAAGTAACTGTACTTCCATGTCTGGAACTTTAGGAGCAGAACCACCATCTACACCAGCCTTTTGTATTGTATCAATTACTTTTTGAACAATATTTGGTCTAGTTAGAGTAGCGCCACCTGTAGCAGCAACTTGAAGAGTATAAACAATTACGTAATCATCTTTAATGTAAGTACCACTTTTAATAACTAAGTTAGTAGTACCTGAAGAGCTCATAGTTATTACACTGTCAACAGGTAATAGCATTTCAGCTGCTTCATTTGTTTGATTTCTTGCGAATTTTATATAAGCCATAATTTCTATATTTTTAAATGTTTATATTAATTAAGCTCCTTTGAATAACACGAAGTTATTAGCAGCTTGAGTTACTAAACATCTTTCAGATAAGAAGTTTACAGTCATTGCATCTAAATCAGAAGTGTAAGCTCCACCTACAGATCCAGTGATCCAAGACTTCATTCTTCTATCTTCAGTTTCAGAAGCTCTATACCTCACGTGTAAAAAAGGACGTCTAATATTAGAACCTAACATTTGATCGTATACCGTGGTTGTTCCAGCAGGAACTAATACGCCATCAATCTCTTTGTCTAATCCTCTAGTAGTAGCATCATTTAAGTATTTCCAGTCAGTTTTATAGAAGTCATAAGAACCTCTTCTAAAACCAGAAAATCCAAAGTTTAATGCCATATCACCGTCATTATCAAAAAGACCGTAAGAAGCAGCAGCTGTAGAAGAATAAGATCCGTTCATTGCAGCAACCATATCATCAAAATCAAGAGCAGTAGCTCTAGATAAAAATAACATGTTTTCTTCAATAGCACCTTGCTTGTCTAAGTTTTTGAGTATTTCATCAAAATCTCCCATTGCACCTGAACCAGGAGCAGCAGCACCAGCAAATCCAGAGTATACATTACCTCTTGCTTCGATAGCAGCAAATAAACCTTCAGAACCTTTTATACCGTTGTTAGCTATAGCAGCTCCAGGAGCAGCTCCTGAACCACCAAATTGGTAATCAGGGTTAGCAGCGTTATAAACATCTGTAGGATCCATAAATTGAGCTTCAACCATGGACATTTCTAATGAATCTTCAAATCTAAGTCTAGTTTCAGACTCAGCTTTTAAATACCATAAATATCCAGCTTGACCGTCTTCAGTAGCAACTTCAACCCAACCAATTTGAGCAGCGTCAGAACCATTAATAGTGTAGCTGTCTTTTAAGATTAAAGGTGAATTTGAAAACTGAGTAAAAGAAGGCTCAATAGAACCATCCATACCAACAGATCCTTTAGCAAAATCAGAACCATATACAAATAGATTACAAGCACCAGCTCCAGTTAAAGCTGTTGGAATAGCACCACCACCGTAAAAGATTATTGTAAACACATCGTTAGTAGTAGCAGGGTTAGTAGCAGTTTGAATTAATGCTTTTCTAGTTACTAAACCAGTAGCAGCATCAGAAATTAAAACTGTTTGACCAACTCTTAAAGCTCCTTTAGCAGCTTGACCAGCAGTGCCAATATCAGTCAAAGTAATAGTACCTGTGATATTTGCGCCAGCTCCAGCATTAGTAAGTGTTACAGCTTTATAAGCGATGTTTAATCTATTTTGTTCAGACCAAACAACTTGGTCAGATGTCATTGGCATTTCAGCGCCAACCATTCTCAAGAAACCTCCAATAGTTCGGTTTCCGTATCTTTCTACCTCTGCTTCGTAAAGCTCAGGTAAATACTGCTGTGCAAAATTACCCCCAGCTGCACCTGTAAAATCCAGGTAATTTTCGTTAAGGGCCATTTTTGACTGAGCAGGTTTAATTGAGGCGGGAAAACTCCCACCAGTTGCAAAACTCATAGTTTGTATTTTTATTTATTTTTTACTTTTTATTTTTAACTTAGAATTATCAGCGCCAGATATAGCTTTTACTTTAAATCCACCAATAAAAATATCACCAGAAGCAGCACTTCTAGCTTCATTACTTATATTTTTAGATTTAGCCATTACATCTTTAACAGCATCGGCCTTGCCTTGCTCATAAAAATGATTAGCAATTATATCAGCGTTCTGAGCTGTAAAAATAGCTTTATGATAACCTTTATAATCTTTAACATTACCGTTATCGTCAAGGAACTTCCCTACAAAATTTGATAAATTAGATTGCTTATCAGCAACTTCATTAGCGTCTGAAACTCCATATCTAAATTTTTTTTCACCAAGATTAAAATCAAAACCTTTGAATTCTTCAGTAAAAAATTTATTAGTATTCTGCTTAAACGCGTCGTGTTGTTGACTAACTACTTTTTGTTCTTCGTTATATCTATTGAAAAAGTCCATCGCTTTTTGTTGTTCCTGAGTTACTCCTGGCCTCAACTTGATTTCATCGTAGTATTTACTCTTCGTTTCTTCCAAAAACTTTCGGGCTTTGGCAATTTCTTCTTTGTGAGCAAGTTTCTTTTTCTTTATGTCTCGCTCTTCATCCAAATCTTCATCATATGAAAAATTATCTTCTAAAACAAAGTTAATTTCCTCTTGATTGAGATGTGGTTTAGTTTTTTTATAATATTCTTTAAGCAAAGCAGTGTTATCTATATTAGAGTAATCTGCATTTAACCTTGTATAATCTTCTATTGTACCACCTGTTTCTTCCATAAATGAAACTAGTTTCTCGATGTTTTCAGGTAGTTGTTTACCTAATACTTTTTCATCCCTAACTGCTTCTTTTAACTCTTTAGTTGTTTCTTTTACTTCTTCTTTAATATCTTCTTCTGTTATTTCAGATATTGGAGAAGTTACTTTTTCTTTTTCGGTGGACCGTACTTCTTCAACCACTTTTTCGCTACTTGTTTTGTTTTCTGGTCTTTCGATAGTAGCATTGCTATCATCTGGCTTTTGTTCTTGAACGGCATCTTTTTTTTCTTCTTCTTTTTTTGTTAAATCAACTTTGTGTAATTTGTTTTCTTTTGTTTTTAAAGTTGGTTTTTTAACCTTTACTTTTAAAGGCTTTTTTTCTTTATCTTGAATTGTTTCTGACATAATATAATATAATAATTAATAAAAATATTAAGGAGTAATCTCCCCTAATCCAAGTCCTCCTAATGTATTATTTGAGGACTCAAAATCTGTTGGTAATAAATCATTTTTTCTTTGATCTATCATTTGGCTTTGTTGTGTAGCCTGTATTCTAGTTCTTTTATCTTTTCTATCTTCAATTTCAGCTTCTCTCATAGTTTCTCTTTGAGCTGTAGCTTGCGCAAGTTGCATATTATAACCAAATTCAACTTCCATTAACTGTCTTTTAATTTGGGCTTCTTCTTGCATTTTTTGTATTTCTAATTGAATTTTAGATTGTTCTATCTGTATTTTAGTTTCAGCAACCGCTTGCTGTTTTTGAACTTCATTCATAGCTGCTTTTTCAGCAGTTTGAGCATTAGCAGCAGCTTGAGCTTGTATGTTAGCTTGAGCAGCAGCTTGATCCTGCTTTTGCTTTTGCTTTCTTCTTTGTTTTAACATTTGGTTAGCTAATTTTAAATTATTAACTTCCCTAATGTCTATAGCATCTTCTAAGTTTATTTGACCACCTTTTAAAGCTATTTGAATATTTTGTTCTAATACTTGCTTATCTTCTTCATCTGGTTCTAGTTCTATAAATATTCCAAAATCATGAAGGTTTAATTTGCTTAATTCTTCTAATGTTCCTACGTTGTAACTAGATATACTTCCTTCTAAAGCGTTTTTAGTTAAAGGAAAAGCTAAAGCATCAGCAACTCTAAGAGATATGTTTTCACATGTTCTAAGAGTTAAATATAAACTTGCTTGCATTAAATGTTTAGTAGCTGTGTTTGAGGCATTAGCCGCCATTTTTTGTAATCCTACTAAAGCATCTCTATCTGGTTGGCTACCGTCTCTTGCTTCATTTAACCCAGTTACATCCCTAATCATTTGTAAGTAATACTGATAAGTATTAATTAAAGCCCCAATTTTACCTTGACCTGAAGATGATTGCAGTTCTTGAATAGGAACTTTACCCATATTTGGATCACCATCTTGAGTAAGTGACCTACCAACAATAGAACCTGTTTGGAAATACATATTTAAAGCTTCGGCTGGATTATAGTTAGTACCATTACCAAGGTCAACTTCCGCTAAACCATCCATATCTAAATAAACACCATCAGGTACTATTCTAGACATAACTTGTTGTAGTTTTAAATGTGTTAGCTGTATCATATCAGCAAAACCAGTAATACGAGATACTAGTGATTGTATACGTCCTTTGTACATCCTAGGAGCAACAATATTATAATTCATATTAACCTTAGTAGTATCTGCTTCTGGTCTAGTCATACTTTTTGCTAGTTCCCACTTAAGCATTTTATTATGACCTAATATTTTAGCTCCTGAATATAAAACTTCAATTGATCTAAATACTTTTTTAAAGTTATCGTTTTTAGGCGGATCAAATGTATCAGATTTTTCTAAAGCTTTTTCAAAGCCGTTTTCATTTTTCTTTATTTTAAATACTTGATTTGCGTATGTTTTGTATTCAAAATATAAAACTTGAATAGTTTGATTATCATTTCTACCATTCCAATTACGTAAGTAATTTTCGTTACCTGTGTATTTTTGTATTTCTTCTAATTCAGAATCTGTTAAATAAGAAAACTCTTTTTTAAGTTCTGGCAAGCTAATAGACTTAACTTCACCTACATAATATATATCTTCAAAATTTGGATCTTCAGTGTATGAATAAACTAAACTAGCTGGATCTACATAATCTATAGTAACTCCTTCAGACAGGTTAAAATCAGTTTTGACAGCTGCAATTCCCAATACGGTTAAATCATAATTAAATCTTCTTTTAGTTAGTTCATATTTATTAAAATCAAGTATATTGTTAATAACTTCTTCTTCTGCTACTTCTACAGACTGCTTATAATCCATTTGCATGTGAACTTCTAACTCTTGCTCGTTTTCAATATTTAAATTCCTTCCTTGAGTACTACTTAAATCAATACCAGTACTTTGCAATATAGACTGCTGCAATTCTTTTTGCTGAATATCCATATTTAACTCTTCAGCGTATTTAGTTCTTGCTTTTAAAGATTCAGGATCTTGAGCAAATGCTTTTACTTCATAAGATTTTTGAGACATACCATTTACTACTATGTCTACGAACTTAGATATAACTGGCACGGGTTTCCAGTCTAAATTTAAATAAGATAAATCACCATTTATAGCTAGTTCATCTTTATACTTTTGCACAGGTTGTTCACCTCTAGCATATAATCTTAAGTTGTGAAAGTTATTATAGTTACTTGAAAATCTGTAAACCCCGTATCTAGATCCTGAAAACCATTCACCTTCTACAGCTCTACCTACTTGCAAGCCATATTCCATAGTTGCTTTTTCTGCATCAGGCACTACCTGATCCGGGAATATGCTATTAGGATTACTGTTTATCTGCATTTATTTTATTATTTGTGAAATATTTCCCTTGTTATCATATCTTTTAAAACCTAAATTAAAATTTTTTTTAGTTCTTGTAGCTACTGGTCTATATTTATTTTTATTACAAGCCATTATAGCTAAACCTGAGCTAATTGAAGCATCGTGCTTTGTTCTATTGTTAATATTAAACTTAGCCCAGTCTTCTAATGTTTTTTGATGGTACATGTCTCCATAAGTGTCATTTACCAATCCTATGTAGTTTTCTATATAATGCTCAATAGCAGCAGCATGTGCTTGTTTAATGTCTTCACTTGAATTAGGTATTCCACCTATTTCTTTTTCAGTTGTAGAAAGTTTATTCCAAATTTTATCAGGACGATTAATTGAAAAACCTCTATAACCTCTTCGCTTAAAATAATATAATAATCTAGGTTTATTATTTTCAGCTAGTATTGGCATACCATAAAAAGCACAAGCCATTAATATATCTTCAAAAAATATTTCAGCTGTTTGTGGCCTTGATATGTATTCTAAAAAGAAATGGTTTGGCGGTGCATCTTCCATAGAAAACTTTGTTAAACCATGCAATGCTCCATTAGATCCTTTACCATCAACAGTTCCTGATATATCATAGCTATCGCAACCAAAAGCTCCAATGTGTTCATTACCAGGATATTTAGATCCATTTTTTATAATTACCCTATTTTGTAGATTTTTAGGTGGCACCCAGCTTATTTGAAATCTACCTTCTTTACTAGGGTAGAATTCTACTTTAGTATCTTTTACCCCATTAATCCATTGAAAACTACCTTGAGTAACAGAAGCTTTATTGTTTAATTCTTCATTATAATCTATTTGTTGGTAGATTTTAGTTAAGTTAAATAAAGATGCTTTTGTCTCATCTCTAAAAGCGTGTTGTTCAGTACGAGGAAATTGTCTATAATATTCGTTTAAACTATCTTGATCAGATTTTAAACCGTCGACTTCATTTTCCCAGTGTTCAATAACTCCTGTTGTAATTTCATAGCCATCAATTCCTTTGATTGGAGTTTTGCTTCCAATGAAGACAGGTAGTCCATAAGTATTGATGAATCCTTCGTAGTTCCACTCCATAGGAATGAACAGGCTATAGAGCCCAGAAGATGTTTGTCCGTTTCTATTTCTTTTAGTAACGTCAGAAGCATGGTATAATTTTTTGAAGTTGTCTCCACCTTTATCTAAAGCATTTGAAGTGCTACCCATCATACATTTACCTACGATTCTAGAACCAAGGCGTAATGTAGTTTTTGTAACCCTCCAGTTATTTAATATATTATCAGGTCTCTCCCATTTACCACTTTCATCATGAGCTAAGAGTTTTAGCTTTTCACCATCGTAAGAGTTGTCACCCGTGTTTTTCCAATCAATAGTTGTATCAAGACCGTCTAATTCTCTAAGCTGTTCATTCGACTCAAGCTTTCTTCTAGTAAGTTTAGATGCTGGAACTCTATAAGCCAGTTCAGTTTTTGGCCGGTCCATACCATCTTGAATGGGTTTAAAAAAGAACGGGTAGTTAACTGATATGGGTACAACTTTATCCGTAAACATTTTTTTGGCATCGGCACCAGACTTGGACAATATGCCGAATCTAGAATCGGAAGATATTGTAGCTTGGTTAACAAGTTCCGCGCTTGACATAAAACTGAATCCAGATCGTCTGTTTTTAAGGTAGCACATTCCGTAACACCTCGTATCCGCTTTACATGCTTCCCAAAATATAAAGAAGAGTCTATTTGCTTCTCTAAAATCTGGCGCTCCAATATCGATTTTTGACCATTGCAAGTACATGTAATGAGTGCCAGTAATGTAAGTAGCAACACCATCATTATAAAACCAAAATCCTTTTTCTCGTCTATTAAATTCATCATCAATATAATCGTACCATTTTTCTTTAAAATCTGATGGGTATTCCTCCCAGTCAAATCTACTTTTAATTCTATTTAGCTCTTTTGGGTACTCTTGTTTTTCCCAATATTGTTCTGCTTTTTTTTCGCTTCGTTTAAACGGTTCATCTGCTGTTGGTAAAGCAATCCTGAGATTCTGTATTTCAATGATTTGTCCAATTTTTCCAGTTTTACTTATTACTATAAAATCATAATCAGAGTTATATCCATACTCCCATTTTTTAAACCTATTGTTTTTAGCTAATATCTTAGGATTTACAACGTCCTTAATTTCTTTCCAAAGAGTTTGATTATAACTCACTTACTTCTCCCTTCTGCAAAACCTTTAAAAGCTTTTTCAACTTTTTCTTTAGGTTTGTTATTTAACATATCTTCTTCTTCTTGTATCCTAGTTAATATTTCAAAAGCATCCATTATAGCTAGCTTTTTAGTAGCGGCAGCATTTTTTAATCTATCAGCGCTTACATCATCGTCTGAGTCTACGATCTTTTCTTTTGCTACCTTAATTAACTCCTCAATTGCTTTTTGCCCAGCTTGGATTATTTTCTTCTTCGTTTCCTTGGTATTCATGCGTTAAAGCTATATCATTTGATTTCATACAATAAAGTCGTTCACCTTCAATAATAAACTCAAATTCAGAGTTAGGTGTGAACGTAATAAGTGTTCCAGGTGTG